GGTTGGCCGTTGCGGGGGATCACGCTGCGACCATCGTTTCGACGTGCTCGGGAGGGGCCATCTCTGGCGTGCCCTCGCAGCGGCAGCAGTTGTTGCCCACATCCCACCGTGAGCCGGGCATCCCGCAGTCGGGGCCGGTCGCATGCAACTGAAAGGGGTTCCACTCCGAGACCACCTCAACCGCGTGCTGCTGGCAGGCCCACCCCGGCTCGATGGGGCTGCTGTCCATCCATGCGATGTGAATCACGCTCGGCTCGCCGCAGAGGCGTTCGGAACCGTCCTCGTTGATCCCCAGCAGGCGGCTGCAACGTCTTTCAACGTCGGTGACGGCACCACGTGGCGGCACGGTGATCGGGCGATCCATCATCGCTCCCACGGCGGCAGGTAGTCCTCGGCCGGGCCGACCTTGCCGACGAGCTGCACGCACTCGACGGCAGCGGCGGCGTTGCGGATGTGCGCCGCGGCCTGGGCGATCTCGGGGTCGCGGGTGCGTGCCTCGATCACCGTTGCGAACTCCGCGAGCGGATGCAGCTATCCATCGCGTTGTAGTAGGCGACTGTCGCCACCTCCTCGACCGTGCTGTTGACCGCCGCGGTCGCCGCGACGTAGGTGGACCCGCCCCACAGCACGACGGCGGCGACGTAGGTGGCGATCCGCTTGGCGGTCATAGCAGCGCGATCAGGAGCAGCTCGAGCAGGACAAGGGCCGTCACGATGCAGACGTAGATCGCAACCGGCGTGGTCACGACTCCGGCCACCGGGCGACGAACGGCAGGCCGAGGAAGCCTCCGGCGACGGTCAGCGCGGGTATGTCGTTGGTGTCGATCGGCGGGTGGATCCTCACCACGATGTAGACCGCGATCGTCCACGCCAGAACGTCCCGGACGATCCCTCGTATTTGCGGCCAGCGGTCCAAGCACGGCTCCTGCCTCATCCACGGGCCGCTAACCCTGGGCGTTCGGGACGAGGTAGACGAGGATCGCCGTCAGCACGCCAACGACGTCCTGGGCGGTGCCCTCGTCGAGGATGCCGAAGGCGACGACGACGCCTGCGAGGGCGACGAGCGCCTTGCGGATGGTCTTGATCTTGTTCATGGGGTGTCCTTTCGGTCAGTAGTCCTGCTTGGCGAATACGTCGGCGTCGGTGATCGCCCGCCACTTGCCGTAGACGACCATCCCGCCGTTCGACTGGGAGCCATCGGCGGCGCTGGTGTTCCCTTCGCACGTCTGGAAGTTGCCGCCGCTGACCTTCCCCGTGGTCATGACGATGTGCTCATAGCCCCACAGCGAGGCGATCCCACCGGGCACCGGCGAGGCGACCGCATGCAGGCCGTTGACCCCTGCGCGGGCGTCGGCGGCGACGTAGCCCGCATAGCCCCGGCGGATCTTTGAGGTGTAGGAGCCGCCGCCCTTCTTCAGCGTCCACCAGCCGGCGGCACAGCCGCACCAGTACACCGGCCCCGAGTAGCCGAGCCAGCGGATCACCTTGCCAACCCATGGCCCCCAGTTGGAGCCAGCGGGCTCCTCGTGCTTGCCGTTGTCGCGCTTGCCCGCCTTCAGCGCCCGCTCGGGACCGGACAGCCGCAGCAGCTTGCGCAGCCGCCTCTGCGCCCGCCGGAGCTTGCGCGACACCTTGTGGCGGCGCGGGCGGAGATCGTCGAGGCGCGCGGTGAGATTGTCGACCTGGTGGCCGAGCGCCATGATCTCGTCGTGCAGCTCGTCCTTGCGCTCGGCGTCTCTGGGGTCGCGGTCGCGCTTGTGGCGCAGCTTCTCCGAGAGCGCGCGGCGCGTCTCCACCTTGTCGGCGATGATCGTGGCGAGGGCGTTGCGCCTCGCCTTCAGGCGGCGCACCTCGCGGCGCGCCTGCACGATGCCCATGTGGGCCTCCTTGATTCGTAGGGTCAGAACCCGGCGGGCTTGATCGCCACGTCGAGGCGGGCGAGCAGCGCGTCGATCGACGCGCCCTTGATGTCGAGCGTCGCCGTGACGGTGCCGCCGCTGTAGTTGGTCGAGACGATCTTGCGCGGGGTCGCGTCATCGTCGTCCTCGACGATCACGTAGTCGCCCGCCCGGACGAGGTAGACCGGCCACAGGTTGCCCACGTCGTCGCGGGCCTCGCCCTCGAGCTCTACCGAGCCGGAGTAGCGGCGGGTGTTGGCGTCGCGCAGGAGCAGCTGCCCGATCAGCACCGCGCCGTCCTGGTTGGTGATCCCGATGTCGCGGCTGCCGTAGCGATTCGGGATGCCCGCCGCGTTGACGGGGTTGGCGGGGTCGGTGTCGGCGAGCAGGTCCGTCTCGTAGTCGGCTCCCGAGCCGGTCGGCCCGACCGAGCGGCTGTTGCCGTTGGCGTCGGTGTACTGGACGACGTAGCCGTTGCAGCGCGTCTCGGTCGTCGGCCCCTCGTCCACCGAGACGACGCCCTCGTCGCGCCGCACCCGCCACGTCCGGCCATAGCTGCCTGGCGTCTTCCAGAAGAACCCGTCCTCGTAGCAGCCCCAATCGGGTGGCTGGAAGCCCGACGCCCCGAACAGGCTGACCGCCTCAATGATGTTGCGTGCCGTCGTCCCGAAGTCGCGGAAGGCGAGGTGGGGGATCACGAACGCCGACTGCTCGATGCCGTTCGGCTCGATGGCGACGAGCGGTGCCCAGCGGCCGACCGCGTGGGCCACGATGTCGGAGGCGTAGAACCCGGCGTCCGGTTCGGTACCCCGGATCGTCAGGCCGTGGTCGCCGTAGACGGCAAGGCCGGACCAGCCGAGGCGGAAGGGGATGCTCTCATAGCCCGTCAGCGCACCGCCGGTCCAGACGAAGTCGAGCACCGCGAAAGCCTTTCCCGGCGTCCACGTCTGCGATGCCGCTGCCGATGCGGTCGGCTCCGATTGCAGGTCGCCGGTGCCGGTATAGCCGGTGGCGATCGCGTCGTCGCAGGCTGAGATCGACCAGTACCAGCTCGTGCTCGAGGCATTGGTGCGTGTCCACGTCCCCGCGACCTTGCCGATCAGCAGGCCGTTGCCGGGATACCACGCCTCGACCGCAGCCTGCGCCGTCGCCGCCCAGTTGCCCTCGGCCTCCATGACCAGCACCGGCATCCCGTCCTCGTCGTACTCGGTCGTGTGGTCGATGGGGTTGCGACTGTTCGACGTGATCTGCGTTTCCTTCCGGTCGTAGCCCGCCTCCTGCCACGATCCGAGGTCGGTGTCGCGGTAGATCACCCGCGCCGCCTGGTCGTCGTCCAGGTGCGCCAGCGGGCCTTCCAGCGTCAGCTCGATCTCGGACGCCCCGACCCGTGGCACGCCCGCCACCCTCGCCCGGTAGACCGTCTGCCCGGACTGGTCGTAGACGTGGGCGGCGGCGAACAGGTTGGCGTCGAGCGAGTCGAGCCCGTACGGGCGGGACAGCTTGACGGTGCCGTCGGCGAAGCCCCACCCCGGAACCTCGGTCCCGAATGACACGTCCACGACGACGTTCTGCGGGTCGGCCTCGTCGGGTCCGAAGCGCAGCTGGTTGCCGTCGTTGCCCTCCAGCGTGACGGCGAAGCGGGGGTCGGCGCTCACAGCAGGATAACCCTCGGCGTCACCGTCACGTCGACGCGCTGCCCGTCGGCGACGTTGGCGTCGGCGGAGGTGTCAATGTCGGCGCGGCGCATCTTCACCGCGAGCCGGTGGGTGCGGTCCTCGCGCCCGGCGGGTGGCACCGTCAGGTAGCTGCCCTCGAAGCTCGGCGGGCGGGTGCCGTCTGAGCGGGCGATGGAGTCGTCGCCGAGCACGACCGCGCCGGAGGCGTCGATGACGTGGGTGGCTGAGGGCGTGGTCGTCTGGAAGTCGTCGTAGTTGCGGGTGCTTGCCGTCGCCGAGGTATAGGCGTCGTAGAGGCCGCACTTGCCGGAGGCGAGGGTGCCGCCGGTGGCGAGGTCGGGGTCGGAGCCGGAGGAGAGCAGCGTCCCGCCCCAGTAGGTGCGATAAGAGCCGTCGGCGCCGAGTTCAAGCCGGAGCAGGTGGGCGTAGTTAGGGATGCTGAAGATGCTCGATCCCCAGTACGCGATTTCGCTGACGCTGCCCGCCTTCTTCTTGAGCAACACCAGCGCATAACCTATGTAGCTCGGGCCGGTATGGTCGGACAGCACTAACGCAACCCAGTTATTCGTATCGGCGTAACGCGCGAGCAAGCCAAACCGTTGCTCACTCGCATAGAACTGCGAAACCTTCACCGTCGCCTGCACCGTGCAGGCCGCGACCGCCGAGCCGAGGTAGGCGTAGCACCCCCCGCCGTCGAGCGAGGCGTCTGAAACCGTGGTCCGCTGCGCCGTGTGGCCGGTCGTCTCGACCTGGAAGCCGTTGGCGCCGGTGCGGTTGGCCTCGCCCCAGTTGCCGCCGATGTTGGCCGCCTTCGGCGCGTCGAGGTTGCCCGCCGACTGGTCGAAGGTGTCCCAGGTGGCGAACGTCGCGCCCGGCTCGACGGTGCCCTTCGCCTTCGCCCAGCGGTAGGCGGGGATCAGGAGCAGGTAGTCCACGTCGAGCGTGTCGCCGCCCGCCTGCGAGTACGCCTCGACGCGGACGGTGAGCGTCCCGTCCTCGCTGCCCTCGACGTAGCCGAGGTCCAACTCGTAGAAGGCGTCGAGGCCTTGCAACTGCCGCCACGACGAGCGGGACCAGCCACCAGAGCCGACCCGCCACGCCAGCCGGACGTAGATCGGCCCCGTGCCGTCGCCGTACAACCGCGCCTTGACCTTGTGGCGGCCCTTGTGCGTCAGCCCGGTCGCCTCGCAGCAGCCGAGCGGCGAGGTCGCCAGGCTGGTACGGATCACGCCGCTGGACGAGTACGCGCCGGTGCGGGTCGTCGCCGATCCCGCCAGCCCGGTGGTCGACAGCGAGGCGGAGTCGATCAGCAGCGCGGCGGTGCCGTCCCACGCGGCGTCCAGGCCGACCTCCAGGTGATCGCGGTTCTGCGTCGCCGTGTCGGTGACCGTGGCCTTCACCAGCGCCGGTGCCGAGCCGGGAATGTCGGCGAGGCTCACCGACTGGATCGGGTCGGAGGAGGTCGAGTTGCTGACGAGCGAGACCGGGTTCAGGCGACCGTACGGGCGGGTCGTCATCGACAACTCGACCGGCGAGCGCTGGAACTGCAGCTGGCTCGGGTCGAGCGCCGAGATGCTGACCGACTCGAGGTCGCAGTAGACCGTCGGGGCGTCCTCGATCGTCGCCGTCAACACGCCGCCGTAGGTCCGCGCCGCCTCCACGGTCTGCTGCAACTCCGACAGCGCCGTCTGCACCTGGGCGTCCGACAGCCCCGAAGCCATCAGGAGGTTCACCTTGCCCTCGGGGTTCTGCGGGCGGCTGCGGGTGCGGCGGCCACCCTCGCTGTAGATCGACTCGGCGTACTCCTCGTCGTAGCTGACGATCGGCAGGCCGAGGCCGTCGGCGGCGACGTACCAGGGGTCGCGGTCGTTGAGCTCCAGCGGCACCCCGAGATGGCCGGTCGAGATCGACCCGTGCGGCACGCCCGTCCACTCGCCACCCGGCTGGTCGCCGTCGGAGAACTGGGAGGCCGGTGAACCTGCCGGATAGGCGACGAGTGCGCCGTCGACGTCGATCGTCACCGCCTGTGGGCCTCCGCCGAGGTCGGTGCGGACGATCAGGTAGGCGATGGCGGCTGCGGTGTTCGGGGTCCATGAGACCGTCACCTGCTGCCAGACGCCTGCTGTGAGCGTCACGTCGGCCCTCACATGATCGGCCGACGCCTTGCCCAGCACGAAGTCGAGGCTCACCGCCGAAGCCGAGTGCAGCCACACCGAGGCGTGGTAGGTGCCCGAGCCCGACGCCCATCCGGACGGCAACGCGAACGCAATCCCCTCAGCGGCAGCGGAACCCGGTGTGGTGATGCGCCCGCAGTAGTCGCCGTACTTCGCATTGGCCGAGGTCCGCGCCAGCGACGCCCCCGCGTTCAGGTGGTAGGCGGGCGCGTTGGTCACCCAGCCGGTCGTGTTCGTCTCGAACGACGGGTTGGAGACGTGGTTGGCGAACTTCCCCGGCAGCGTCGGCGTCAGCGTCAGCGTCGTCGCCATGACCTAGACCCTGCTGGGCGCGCGGCCCTTCGACGTCTGGGCGATGCTGCGAAGCTCGCCGTTGATCAGAACCTTCACCGTGTCCTCCAGCGCCTTGCCGTGCGTGTCGATCGTGCAATCGTTGAGAACGAGGCTGATCTCAGGTTCCAGTATCGCCCGCGTATCCGCCGCCGAGGTGATCCGGGTGCCGCTCGGCATCGTCGCCAGCTCGGGTCCACGCTCACCGACCAGGGCGACACCACCGGAGGCGAAGGCTCCGAGGTAGGGGATGGCGGAGCGGAACACCGGCATCTGCGCCCGCAGCAGCGCCGTCTCACGGCGGGACTCGGCAAGCTGCTGTCTGAGCAGGTCAGCGAGATCGCTGTTGGTGGTCGCCTTCGATGCGTCAGCGCCGAGTTCGGCTAGCGTTGACTGCGCGTCGAATATCTCGCCGCCGAGGACACCGAGCGCCGGAGCGGTCTTGTAGTGCCGCATGTCGGGGACGTTGCCCTGCACCGTGTCGAGTTCGGAGAGCAGACGAGACATGCCGTTGCGCAGGTCGGTGCGTTCCTGCGTCAGTCCGGGGATCACCGTGTTCTGCAGGAGCGAGCGGACGCCCTTCATCCCGGCGACGTTGGGGAACATGCCGGGATGAGAGGCCGGCGTGGCGATCGAGCCGTCCTCGAGGAACTTCCGGTCGCCTGGGAGCCTGCCGCCGGCGGCGGTGAACTTGTGGGCGAGGGCGGCGCGCTTGTCGTCGGCGAGCTTGTTCCACTCTTCGACCTTGCCGGTGGCGGGGTTGACGCCCTTCCACTTCTCCGGGCTCTTGCCCTTCTGGCCGAGGACGTGCTCGGCCTGGCGCAGCCGCTTCTCCCATTCGCGGAGCTTCACCTTGCTCTGCTCCAGCAGTTCCATGACGCGCTTACGGCGCTTGTCGACGAGCTTCTCGGCGGCGATCAGGGCGTTGCGCAGGTCGAGCAGCTTGCCGAGCTGCTTGAACGTCCAGTAGGCCTCCGAGCCGTTGGTGTAGCCGCTGATGTCGTCCTCGGTGCCCGCGCGGAACAGGCCGAGGATGCCCTCGTCGGTCAGCCTGCCCGCGTTGGATGCGTAGCTGCCGTAGCGGTCGACGTCGGCGCGTAGGTTCGCAAGTCGTCCGGCCAGCTCGCCGCCGTCGCGGGTCAGCGGGATGCCACGGTCGCTGAAGTGCTTGAGCTGCTTGCCGAGACGGTGGGCGATCCGCTTGCGCAGCTCGGCGGCGGTGAAGTCCTTGCCATCGGTGGCCCCGAGGGTGCGGCGGATCGCCTTCGGGATGTCGACGATCCCGCCCCGTTGCAGTTTCCCCGTGTAGTGCTTGTTGTAGTCGCTGACGTGGCTCGTGCCATACCAGGGCGATCCGCCAGACCAGCCGGTCGGATACATCTTCGCCATGACGAGTGCGTTGAGCACCGGGTTCCACATCGCCTCGTAGCCGCCGTACGGAGAGACGAGGCTGTTGGCGAAGGGTGACGTGATCGCCCACAGCCCATAGCCCTTCGTGCCGCCCGGATCGACACCAGCCGAGCCAGGACGGCCACCAGACTCGCCCTCGGTGACCTGCTGCATCGTCCAGCCGGGAACCCGCCCGCCGCCTGCCCACTCCGCGAGCTTGGCGATGTCACGAGGCGGCATCGCGTAGCCACCGTAGTCCGGTGCCCAATGAGCCTCATAACGCTGGTTGTACTTCCGCAGCGAAGCGGGGAGGTTGTTGACCTTGGCAGCCTTGCCCAGGCCTTCCGAACCCTCGACGCCCACCTTCGGCGCATGTTTGGCGATGTAGGCGTCGGCCGCCTTCGTGGCCTTGTCGATCGCCGCCTGCCCGATGTCTTTGGGAGGCCCATCCGGTCCCTTGAGGATCAGGTCCTTGATCTTCTTGGCGGCGACACCGGCGGCGACCTTCGCACCATCGGCGATGGCGATGTGGATGTGGTCCATGTGGTCGGCCCAAGTCGAGGCACCCCAGAAGCTCGTCGGCACCCGCGCGCCGCTGTCCCAGGAGACGGCAGGCGGCCCGTGGACGCCGGGGTTGTAGATGCCCTCCAACAGCGACGGACCCGCACGGTTGACGGCGGCGGCAGCACCGGCCCAGTCGGCAGGCGAGTAGTCGATCGCCTGCCCGGTGGAGTGCAGCGAGGTACCACCGGGACGATAGCCAGAGCCGACCCCACCCCCGAAGCGGCTCATCAGGTCGCGGACGAAGTTCGAGACAGTCGCGTGGGCACCGAGCAGGCCGCCGGAGGCGAAGCGCGGCACCCGATCGTTGTGCGCCATCAGCGCCTTCGTCGCGTTGCGGTTGGCGACCGAGACGTACTCGCCGGGCTCGACCATCGCCGCGAGCTGCCCGCCGACGTGGAGCGGCACCTTGTCGCCCGATCCGCTGCCGGGGACGACGACGCCGCCGGTGGCGAAGGTGCCGGGTGCGCCCTTGCCGGACTTCATCGACTTGACGATGAAGTTGATCTTCTTGGCCCCGAGGGAGCTGAGAATGTTGTTCGTGTTCTCGCCGATCGTCCCGAAGGCGTCGCCGACGATCAGCGAGAGTTGCGTGGCGTTGCCGCCGACACCCTGGCGGAGATCGCGGGCCTTGTCGTTGGAGCGGTCGAAGTTCTGCGCGAGGTCGCGGTAGTAGTCGCGTAGGTCGCCGCCGCCGTCCTTGAGGCTGTCGCTGATCTGGCGCAGGGCGCGGCCGAGGACCGTCTGGTGCTTCTGTCCCGCATCGTTGCCATCGGATAGGTCATCGCTCAGTTCTCTGTAGTAGTCGCGCAGGTCGCGGCGGGTGCCCTGTGCGTCGTCGCCGACGCCCTTGAGCCCCTTGATCAGCTTCTTGAAGGAGACACCCTTGATCTGCTCGTCGAGGTTCTTGAAGCTCTTCGTCACCTGGTCGACCTTCTCGGGTGCGTGCGCCCATGAGGGGTCCCACTTGACCTCGGGGATCTCGGGGATGTTCGGCGCATCGACCCCGAGCTTGCCGAGGATGTTGGCCTTGTCCATCACGTCGTTGATGGTCCTGATCCCCAAGTTGATCGCGTCGACCAACGCATTGGCGATCCAGTTGCCGATATCGACACCGATCTGGCGGATCTCGAAGCGGTGCTTCGTCAGCCACTTCACCATGTCGGGGACTAGCATTGCTAGGCCGAGGATCACCCCCACGGTCACCCCGCGCCCCATCCCCTTGCCGAAGCGGGTGCCGATCAGCTTGCCGGTCGCCTCGATTACCTTCCAGCCGCCCATCAGCCGGACGATCGCTGCCCCGATGAACAGCTTGCCGAGGATGTCGGAGTCCCACCACGCCTTAGCGATCCCCTTCAGGATCGAGATGCCGAGGTTGGCCCCCGCCTTCGCCACCTTCGGCCCCCACTCCTTGACGACATCGGCGAGCTCGCCGCCGAGCTTGGCGATCTTCTCGTCGAGGGTCAGCTTCGGGTTGGTGAGGATGTCGATCACGTCGCCGATCGCCGGTAGTAGCTCCTCGCCGAAGTCGATGGCGAGCGACTTCGCCTGGGCCTGTAGCTTGTTCCAGCGGTAGGCGATCGACTTTGACTGCTCGGAGAGGGCGCGATCGGTGGCCCCGCTGGCATCGGCCATCATCCGCAGATCCTTCTCGGCTGCCCTCGTGTTCTCGTCGGTCAGCGCCAGCGCGCCACCGAGAGCGCGGATGTTGGGGAACAGCGCCGCCATCTCGGTCTTCGAGCCGCCGGTGGCCTTCGAGAGAGCCTCCAGAGTTCCCTGCAGCCCCAGCGTCTTGACCATCGCCTCGCCGCTGTCGTAGCCGATGTCGGAGATCGTCGCGGTGAGATCCTCGCTCGGCTTCAGCAGCGAGGACATGATCGCCTTCAGGCGCGTCATTGTCTCCGACGGCGAGATGCCCGCCTTCGTCATCGTCGCCGTCGCCGCACCGACTTCGGAGAGCTTGACGCCGAGCGAGGAGGCGAACGGCAGCACGTCGCCGATCGTCGAGGACAAATCCTCGAAGCTGATGACACCCCGGTCGACGGTGCGGAACAGCGTGTCGGTGACCTTCGACGCCTTCGACGCCGGCTGGTGGTAGGCGTTGAGGACCGCCGCGACAGCCTTCGTCGAGGTTGCGGTGTCGGTGAGACCCGCCGTGGCACCCTTTGCCGAAGCGGTGAGCACCTTCATCGACTCGTTGGCGTCGAAGCCCGACGAGACGAGATCGTAGAGACCCTCCGAGATCGTCAGCGGGGCTTGCGCGGTCTTGCCGGCCAGGTCCTTGACTTGGTCGCCGAGCCGGTCGAGCTGCTTTTCGGGCAACTGCGCGATCGAGTTGACGTTGCGCATCGAGCGGTCGAAGTCGACGGCCATCTTCACGCTCGCCGCCCCCGCCACGCCAGCAGCGAGCGCCCCGTACTTGATCCCCGTGGCAATGCGCCGGCCGTAGGCGTCAGCGCGCGAGGCGGTCCCCCGCATCTGCCCATCGAGGCGGGTCAGGTTCGCGGTTGCGCTCGCGGTCTGTGCGCGGACGAGGATGTCCAGGATTGCGGCTGTCGTCGCCATCTACAGCCTCCTCAGGACCCCGGTGACGAGTGCCTCGATATCCCCGACGCGCCCCTCGAGTGCGGGCACGAGGAACGGGTGCGGGGCCATCTTGACGCTGCCGTGCTCGAGAATGTGGCCGTAGAAGGCCTCCTTGTCACCGGCGACGACCGCGTACTCGGCCGCATCCCGGCGCTCGACGTGAATCCGCTCGGCGAGGTGGATGTCGGGTGGGCCGAGCGGTAGACGGGCGGCGGCATCCTCGGCGACGCGCTCGGCCCCCCACTTGACCGCCTTGCCGACCTCAGGCCGCAACTCGGCCGCGATCTCGGGCAGCCGCGACTTCAGGGTTACATACCGCGCCATCACCACCCCCGGGACGCACGAAGGCCCAGAGGTCTCATGAGAGAGTCCTCTGGGCCTTGGCGGCGTCTTCTTGACGGTCGGCTTCCCTCCGCCGGTAGGCGAAGTACAGCGGCCACGAGACGGTCAGCTCATGGGCGCTCATGCGGTTGCACATCTCACCGACCGGCATGTGCAGCTCAAGCGCCAGCTCGTGCAGGAACAGAGGGTCGGCCACCCCCGGCGGAGTCACGAAGATCCCGCGCTTTCCCATTGTCAGGCGTTCCTGCTCCGCTGCCCGGAAATCGAGCCTCGGTCTCGGCGATCGCGTCCTTGTCGACGCCGCTGAGCTCGTCGATCTTGGCGATCACCTTCTTGAACGCCGGGCCGAACCGCTCGGCGACCTGCTGGGCCTCGTCGACCGAAAACGACGGCTCGACGCACCCGTAGGCGAACTGCAGGATCTCCAGGCGGGCGGTGTTGACGGTGGCGATCTGCGTGTTGCCGATCGTCTTCATCTCCAGCGCCTCCGACTGGGCCTGGTTCGAGTAGGCCGCGGGCAGCCCGCGCACCCGCACGGACTCGCCCTTGACCGGGACATCCTCGACGTCGGCCTCCTTGAGATCCCCCGGCCCTTCGAGCCAGGATGACTTCGTGGAACGCGACATGCGCTCCTCCTTCCTGCGGCACGGGCACGCCCGCTGACCGCGTTGGTGGTGGACCGGCAGACCCCCCGAAGGGGGTGCCGTTATGCGGAAGGGATCAGACGGTGCCGCGGGTCAGACCAGCCGTGCCGCGAGCCGTCCAGGTCGTGGTGATCGACGACGCATCGCCAGGGCCACCGGAGACCGGGTTGTAGCTGTTGGGACGGGCGATCAGGGTGTAGACGACGGTGCCCGAGGTGTCGGGGTTGACCTTGATCGTGCCGTTGGTCGAGCCGTAGTAGATGCCGCCGATCGTCGCGTCGACGGAACCCGAGGCGTAGTCCTGGATGAACGTCGTCTCGATCGAGGCCGTCTTCAGCGAGTCGGCCATCTCCCGGTAGGTCTGGTGGAACCCGGTGACGTCCTGCTCCTCGGTCTCGTCGGCCGTAGTGATCGATGTGCAGTGGTCGGAGAGGTCGACACCGTTGATCGTGATCGTGGTGTTCGGCCCCAGGAGCTGCTTTGCCATCTTGCGATGACTCCTTTCGTATTGCCCGCGCCCTTGACGGGTGCACGGGTGCTTGGAGTCGCCCGGTGGCTAGCGACGGGGTCTACTCGTAGATGAGTCGGAAGTTCGCGCCGGCGTGGTGGTAGGTGACGCCATCGACGGTCTCGGGGTACTCGACGTCGGACTCGCGGCGAAGGTAGAGCTGCGTGGCACCCGAGATCGAGATCGTGCCGTCGGTGAGCAGCACATCGAGGCGGGAGGCGATCGCATCGGCGGTGTCGGCGGAGGCCTTGCCGGGGGTGTCGTCGCGGTCGATGGCCTTGATCAGCCAGATCTCGTTGTCGTAGAGGCGCTCGCCGATCGCGTAGCGCGGGGTGCCCGCCTGCTTGTTGAAGATGACCAGCGGGTAGCCGGCGTCCTCGGGAGCCTGCTGGTGGTAGATCGACTTGCTGCGGCCCGGGGCGGGGGTGCCGAGCAGGGCGGTGAGCGTGGTGTCGCCGCTCAGTTTGCCGTAGATCGCTCTGCGGATTGCGACGCTCAACGCTTCCTCCTACTCGGTGATCACGGGCTCGTAGTCGGTGGGGAACCCCGCGGCGGCTCGGCGGCGGTAGTGCTCGGCCGACTCGGTGTGACGGTCGAGGGTGCGGCGGTCGGTGTCGTCCTGGGGACGGTCGCCGAAGGTCCAGTGCTGATGCAGGACGCGGGCGTCCTCTGCCCAGTGGAAACGTCCCGCCAGCTTCGCCCGCTCGTTGACCTCGACGTCGTTGAAGGAGTGCTCGTAGAAGTCCCAGGCGACGACGCCGCCGAGCACCTCGATCACGAAGCGGCGGCTCATCAGGTAGTGGGTGGAAAGCTCGTTGCCGTCCCAATGGCCGTCGTTGAAGCCGACCAGCCCCCAGCCGTCCTCGAAGTGATCGAGCCCCGCCAATGCCGCCTCGAGCCAGCCGTCGCAGAAGATCAGGTCGTCGGCTGCGAAGACGATCTCCGATCCGCTCGACTCGGCGAGGCAGGCGTTCCATGCCGCCGAGCAGCCCCGGTAGCCGGTGCTGACGATCAGCTTGTCGACCAGCGGCGCGATGCGGTTGGCGGTGATCGGATCGGCGTCGACGGCGGCGATCACCTCAAAGCTGCGGTCGGTGGTCGCCCGCATCTGCTTCAGGCACGTCTCAGCGCGCTCAGGACGCCCCGTGGTGGGAAAGAGGACCGAGACCACTACTCACCCACGCGGATCACTTCGATGCCCTCACGGTCCGGCATGTAGCGCCAGGGGTCGATGATGACGCTGCCCTCGGGGAACTCGTAGCCGGGGAAGTCGGGATGCTTGCAGCCGATCAGCCACGCGCAGGGGATCTCGGGCAGCGGGCGGTCGAACTGCTCGACGTAGGGGTCGACGAGGATCGAGGCGTGGTCGAGCAGGGTGTGGACGAGCAGCGCGGGTGATCCGGTGACGAGCGACGAGGTCGGCTTGTAGGCGACGCCGAGGATGCCGCGGGGGATGTCGTGCTCGGTCGCGGCGGCATCGAGCAGGCCCGCGAGCCATGCGGCGTGACGTTCACGTTGCAGCATCGCCGCCTCGAAGAGGTCGTAGCTGAGGTCGAGTTGGCGAGAGAGCCACGACAGCGCGATGTTGTCGCGGCAATGGCAGCCGCCTCCGTCTCCCATCCCGGCGTCGAGGTATGCCCCGCTGATCAGCCTGCGGTCGGCGAGCTTCAGCGCGCCGGTCACCTCGTCGACGTTGGCCGCGCTCTTGTGGCAGATCTCGCCGAGCGTGTTGGCGATGGCGAGCTTCATGCCGATGAAGGTGTTGTAGGCGACCTTTGCGAGTTCGGCCGAGGGGATCGACACCTCGCAGAAGCGGTCGATCCCGGCCTCCTCGTAGACGCGGCGGACCTCGGAGGTGTCCTCGCCGCCGAGCAGGACGAACTCGGGCTCGAGGAAGTCGCGCACGACCGTGCCCATGGCGATGAACGAGGGGTTGTAGACGAGCCGCAGACCGCCGAGGTGGGGGACGATCTCGCGCTCCATCGTCCCCGGCAGGACGGTTGAGATCACCGCGACGACGGGGTTGAGGTCGTGGTCGGAGCAGATCGCGGCGATCGACTGGATCGCGTGGACGAGGTGGCCGTAGTGGAAGTCGCGGCGCTCGTCCGGCAGCGGTGTGATGCCCTCGTATTCGGGGTCGTGAGGGGTCTGCACGGCGACGAACAGCACCTCGGCGCTGCACGCCTCCACCAGCGTCCCGAACCGGAAGTCCTCGGCCTTGGCGATGATCTCGCCCCAGCCTTGCTCCTGACGCTCCGGCTCTACGGGGAGGCGATCGACCTGGGGGTCATAGCCGACCACCTGGTGCCCCTGCGCCGCGAGCGTCGTCGCCACCGGCAGCCCGAGCTTGCCGAGCCCGACGAAACCGATCCTCATGCGGTCACCGCCTCCCAGTAGTCGCGGCCCGCGGTGTCGAGCTTTCCGGGGTCTTCGCGTATCCAATGCAATGCCCCGACGTTGCCGTTGACGGTGAGGTTGCAGCCCGCCGCCCATGCCTCGGCGACGCAGCGGCCGAAGGGCTCGATCGCGGTCGGCAGGAAGACGAACCGCTCATAGCGCCACAGCGTCTCGGCGACCTGGTGCTCCTCCAGCGGCCCACGGTGGTGGAGGTTGCCGCCGCCGGGGACCAGCTCGCCGGTGCCGTAAACGTCGACGTCTCCATGCCGAGCCGACCACGCGGCGAGTTGTTGTCCGCCCTTGCCGTGACCGCGCCATTGCGCGATTGAGACGTTGCCTGAGCGCACTTGCGGCACGTCGGGGCGGAAGCCTGAAGGATCCATCGCCGGAGGGATCAGGTCGTGGCCGGCGAGCTTGCTGACGTAGTTGTCGGCCTGAAGCGGCGAGCAGAAGATGTGGCGGGCTCGCTCGTCGAGCCATCCCCGCACCTCGGGCGCGATCCACGGCGAGAGGTCGTGGTGGTACCAGACCACCGGACGCCCGCCGATCCGCTCGAGGTCTGCCAGCTCGTACTCGACGACGTTGTGGGCGAGGTAGACGTCGAGCTCGGGGACCACTCCCCCCGGCGGGCAGGCCGTGAACTCGATCCGCTCGGGCGCGCATTGGCGGAAGGCGCGCTGAGTGATCTCGGCCCCGCCGACGTAGTTGGGGCGGTCGGTGATCCAGCCGACCTTCATGCCGCCACCTCGATCGGCTGCCGCGCCTCGATGCGGCGCTCCACCTCGGCGAGCGCGGGGAGCATGAACTCCACGGTGACCTTCTCGATGTCGTAGTTGAGCGCGTGGGCGCGGGCCATCTCGGAGAGATCGCCGCGCTCGGCGTCGCTCATCCGGTAACAGGCCTCCAGCGCGTTGACGATCCCGGCCACATCGGGGACGGCCTGCCATGAACGCTGCCCGGTCCAGGTGGCGCGGCACTCGACCTTCCAGCCCGCGCCGGCGACCTCGCTCATCGCCGAGAAGTCGGAGACGATCGCCGGGACGCCGCACGACTGCGCCTCCAGGATCGGGATGCCGAATCCCTCGCCCCGCGCCGGGTTGAGCAGCACGTCGAAGGTCGAGTAGACCCGCGCCATCATCTCCGGTGAGACGGGACGGAATGCCTGCCGGTACTGGTCGCCGACCAGTACCGAACCCTCGGGGAGCTGCAGCGAGGAGACCAGCGCCATCAGGTCCTCGCCCTGGCTGAACTCGCCGTCGATCACGGTGTGCAGGTACAGGCAGGCGTTGTCGTGCTGCTCGCGGAAGAGCCGGAAGGCCTGCAGCGCCTCCTGGAAGCTCTTGCGCGACGGCCGCCCCTTGTTGGCCGCGACCATGCCGACGAGGAAGGCGTCCTCGGGAACCCCCGTCAGCTCGCGGCACTCGGCGCGATCGTGCGCGGTGAAGACGCCGGTGTCGACCGCGTGGGGGACGTACAGCGGGTCGAAGGGGAGCAGCTGATCGCGGCCGAAGCGACTCATCGCAATCGGAATCGCCCCGGAGTTGGCGAAGAACTGCGCCACGCCGGGGGGGACGGGATCGTGGTCGACCGGCACCCAGCACGCCATGTTCAGCCCCGCGGCCATCATCGCGTCGAGCACCCAGACGTCCATGAGGGTGACGACGATCCCCGGCTCGCCGGCGAAGTAATGCTCGGCGTGGCGGGCGATCGAGGCGTTGCCGTACTCGCCGCCCAGTCCGGGGAAGATCCTGATGCCCTGCCAGTCGAGCGCGTCACCTTCGAGGCCGTAGAAGGATGAGACGGCGAGCTCGTAGTGCTTGGCGATGCGCGGGATGAACAGCTTGGTCTGCTGCCCGTAGCCTGTCGGGGCATAAAGCCCACGGAGCGTTTGAGTGCCAAAGCAGCTTCGGCCGTTCCGTGGGGGTTTCGATCACCCCCTTATGTCCGAGGTCCATCGGTGGCTTCGTCCTTTCGGTGGTGGCGTGGTGGCTAGGTCGCAGGGGAGAACGGCGCCACCGAGCCGCCTCCCCCACGCTTGAGTCGGATCAGCGCGAGACGGCTTCGATGAAGCGCGCCTGCTCGCCGGTGTATTCGCGGACCGCGAGCACCTCGAAGGTGCCGCGCCCGTTGACCCGGAAGTCGTCTGATGTGTCCACGTCGGTCCCCGCGGGGACGGTGATCAGGTGCGTGGAGCGGTCGGAGATGCGATCGCCGGCGCGGCCTTCATCGCCCCGCAGCGAGTCGATCCGGCAGTCGATCGTGCCGCCGATCGTGGCGACCGCCGTGGCCCCGCCGCCGCCGTCGTCGGTGATCGAGCCCGAGATCACGTTGCCGGTCTCGGTGAGGGCTTCGGTGACCAGCCCGCGCGTCGTCGCCGCGAAGCTCATCGGGCCTGCCGGTACTTGCGGAGGATCGCCTTCTCGCCCGCGGTCAGATCCGTGGAGGCGGTGGCGTAGCGGCGGGAGACCTGTCCGACCGTCTCGGAGATTGCCCCGCCTTGGGTGACGAGGCGATAGGCGATCGACAGGGCGACCATCTTCACGTCGTCGGGGACCGTCCCGGCGTAGCCGTAGTCGTAGGTGATGTCGATGTTCTGACGACCGATCGACCAGGCCGTGCCGTCGGTGCGGACGAGGTGGCCGTTGGCGGTCGCGGCGTAGTCGCCGGTGTCGATCAGCGTCCCGTCCATCGTCACGGTCCCGGCTGCCGTGACGGGAACCTGTGGGAGAAGGAGGGTGTCGGTGCCGGTGCCGTCGAGGGTGACGGTCTCGCCGACTGTGGGGGTGAAGTCCTGCTCGGTGAGAGCGCGCACGGTGTCGCACGCCATCGAGACGGCGAGGACCGCGCCATCGTCGGCGGAGAGGTCACGGCCGATGTAGTCGCCGACCTCGGTGATGGTGAGGAAGTCAGTCATGCGGCTCCTTTGGGAGCCCTAGTCGAGCTCCACGTATTCGATGTCGGACGACCCGCAGCAGCGGCAGCGGAGAACATGTCCCTTGCCGTGGTTGGTGCTCCTGAGTTGGAGGTTCTCCGGGCGGTTATCGGTCCGATCCCCATTGATGTGGTGAACCGTTTCCCATGACTCAGGCCAGCGACCGAGCCGACGGGCCATAACCAGCCGGTGCTCTGGCTGGTGACGGGTGCGCTCATGGCCGGGTGGCCGTTCTTCGGGCGGCATGTAGACGAACACGTATCCGTCGCTGTTGAGGAATCGGGAGCCACCCGGACGTGGCTTACGGCCCCCAGCCCTACCCGCACATTGCGGCGAGCAGTATTTCCGCCGCTTGATTTCGTGGGGGGCGAGCATCAAACCCTTCCCGCACATGGGGCACTCGAACTTGACTCGCGCTACCCGTTGTTGGCCTTTCCTGCCCCTCTTGGCGTGATCGCGGCAATCTGTTGAGCAGTATTGGGCCTGTCCTCGTCGTTCTTGGCGCTCGGCTATCCATGCCTTGCGTTCAAACCTCTTCCCGCACTCCGCACACGTAACGACAACGGGCGGACGGGCCTTGGTCGAGTGAGAGTGGCGAGGCTGGCACTTCCGCGAGCAGTACCGCCGCTTACTCGTTGGCGGCACGTCGAAGGGGAGGTTGCATGTGAGACACAGTCGTTGTTGGACCATGCCTCACATGCTACCACTCTACCCGGCGTTAGGGTCTAGCTAAGCCGGACCTCGGTGAACGCGGTCGGCCTGTAGACCGCGAGCGCGAGGCGCTGCTCGGCCCGGATGGTGACCAGGTTGGACGCGAAGTCCGTCCCGTCCGAGTTGGTGGCCTCGACGGTGACTCCGCCCCGGCGCCAGACCTGCGCCGCCGAGGTGGTGCCGATCAGCGCGGTGCCCGCGCCGATCGCCGAGGTGACCACGACCGGCTTCTGCCAGATGTAGTCCATCGCGCCGGTCACCTGACCGGAGGCGGGGACGTTCTGGCCTGCGCCGTACGGACCCTGGAAGGGGCCACCGCCGAAGAACTGACCGGCGGAGTCGGTGAGCAGCCTCATCGACTGGTAGTCGGTCGGGTTCATCACCACGAAGTCGGGCTCGATGAGCGCCGACCCGCGCTGACCGTTCAGCGCCTTGAACAGCTGCACGGCCACGTTACCGGCGGCGGTGCCGCCCGCGTAGATGTTGATCCCGCGGGTGTTGCCCGACGGCTTGATCCCGATCAGCTCGTTGGTGCCCGCCCCGACGAGAAGCTGACGCTCCTCCTCGATCTTGACGAACAACGAGAGGCGTCCGTTGATGTAGGAGCTCACCTGTGCGGCGTCCTCCAGCATCTCGTCGGAGACCTTCAGGATCGTGGCGATCTTCTTGACCGGCTCGTCGGTGGTCGTGAGCCCCAGCGTCGACTGCGGCTTCTCGCCGCCCTCGGCCACGCCTGCGGCCCCGGACGTCGCCGTGCCCTCCACGACGTAGCGGAGGGAGTTGGTCGACGCCTGCCCCGAGAGGAGCAGGTCGGCCACCGACAGCGGCTGGAACTGCTTCTCGACGATGCCGCCGATCACCTGCGGGACGGGAGCCGCGAGCGGGCCGCCACCGCCACCGGCACCTTCGAGCAGGGTGCCCTTGGTGTCGATCGGGATCGTGCCGGTCGACATGCCCTGCGGCAGCCGTCCGGTCGACTTGTAGGCCTCCTGGATCGACTTGAACCCCTCCGAGCGCACGAACTTCGCGCCGGGTGAGTTGTCGATCGGCTGCGCCTCGATGCTACGGGCACCGTTGGCGAGCGGGACACCCTTGGTGTCGGGCTCCAGCTCCTTGACGGACTCCTGGATGGAGACCTCGAGGTCACGCTGGTCCTCCAGCTCGCGCCGGTTGTCCTTGAGGATCTCCAGGCTCTTGTGAAGCTCGGCGACCTCGGCGTTCTCGTCGTCGGTGCGAGACCGACCTTCCTTCGCCGCGCCCTCGATGATGGACTTCGCCTGGTCTGCGACCTCAGCGATCTTGTCCTCGACGGCACGCAGTTCACGCTTCGTTCTCGAAAGCATGATCTCGTCCTTTCGTTAGGTGAGCGCGTCGATGCGCTCGATGTCGATACGGATCGCCTCGGGGTCGAACGCCTGGCGACTTGCCTCATCGGCCTCGTCGCTTTCGTCCTCGACTTCCTCGGCTGGCGGTGGCATCTCCTCGGCCCGCATCTGTGCGATGCGCTTGCCGAGCAGGTCATGTATGTCGCTGATCTCGTCGATCGTCAGCGTGTCGATCCTCGCCTCGATCGACTTCAGCGACAGAAAGCGTGTGTCCGGGTTGGCCGGCGCGGGGACCACCGAGACCTCGAACAGATCGATCTCCTGCAGCTCGTTGATCCCGTCCTCGGCCTTCGCCTGGCGGTTGACGACATAGCCGAAACTCAACGACATCGAGTCGGTCCTCATCGCCCGCCATGCCTCACGGGCCTTCTCGGAGTTGTCGAGATCGAGTCGGCCGGAGACCTCGAGGCCCGCGTCGGTCTCGCGCATCGAAGAGGGATCGACCGAGCCGATGATCGAGGCGGGGTCGCCCTCATGATCCCAATGCAACGGCACCGCCTTGCCCGAGGACTGCCACTTCTCGATCGTTGCCTTGAACGCGCCGGGGACGATCCGGTCCCCGGCCCGGTCGGTCGAGTAGGCGGCGGCGATCGCGGTGAACTCGCCGAGTTCGGTGGCGATGGCCTTGGCGGTGAGGGTCAGCGACTTCATGTTCGGTCCTTTCAAGCGATCGAGAGCAGGCATTCGCATCGGGGATGCTCATACGGCGGCCCCGAGCGGCCGTTGGAGAAGTTCTGCTGCAGTTGGACGGTCTCGCCGTTCATCTCCGGGTGCGCAGAGTTGGGGGCAGTGACGATCCACGTCTTGACGCGATCGGTGGCACCGGGGGCCTGCTTGGCCGCTTCGATCGCGGCGAAGCTCGAGGCCTTCGTCCCGAGGTTCTGGCCGGCGTCGGGGGCGCGGTGGTCGATCGCGTCGGCGTAGACCTCGGCGGCGGTCAGCTCGGCGAGCTTCTCGCGTGTCGCCGATGTGGTGCCATCGGCGACGCCGAGCGCCTCGGCATGCAGGTAGTTGCGAACCTGGCCGAGATCGAACGCCTCACCGCCGAAGCGGGTGATCGAGACGTCGCCCTCGGCCTGCACGGACTTGCGCAGCAGAGCCTCGAGGTCGGCGGCGAGCTCGTTGATCCATTGCTGCCAGCGGCGAGGACTGATCGCCTTCGCCGACTTCAGGGCGCGCTCCTGGCGCTCGTAGTGGCGGATCAGCAGGGCGGTGAACTCGTCGCCGTAACGGTCGCGGCGGGCCTGCTGGGCGCGCTGGCGGGGAAGGATCAGCGCCTTCTCGCGGTGGGAGCCGTCCTGTGGGGGTCCGTTGGGGTTCTGCGGCGGCATGACGTTGGGGGCGGGGACGCCGCCGACGAGGACGTTGAGCGGGGTGACGAGATCGTCGCCGCCGTCGAGCGGGGGGCGGTTCTCCATCGAGCGGGCCTCGTTGGCGGTCAGCCACGGCCTGCCGACCGCCGAGGTGATGGCGGCGAAGCGTTTCTCGGGCTCGCCGCGGAGCTTCTCGTTGAGGTCGAACTCGAAGTAGTGGTCGGGCTCGGCGTACTCGCGGTCGAGGAGCGAGAAGTCGAGCTGGCTCGCCAGCGACTGGGTGATCGGCGGCAGGACGTCGGCGTAGAAGGCGTTGCGCTCCTCATCGCCGTCCGGCGGGACGTTGCGCAAGCCGTACAGCGAGGCGACCTCGGCGTTGGTGAAGCGCCGGCCCTCCAGCATCTCGGCGTCCTTCGGTGAGATCCCGAAGTCGGCGAACTCCATCCCCTCCTCCAGCACCGGGGTCCGGCGCGTCGAGGCCTTCGCCTGATTCGACCAGCTCTCCTGGAAGCGCTGCCGCGCTTCCTCCGACCACTCGGCAGCCTCCAGGGGACGCTTGATGTAGCCGGGCTTCGACAGGCCCGCCTTGCGCAGCTCGATCGAGGCCTGCTGCGATGCCGCCTCCTCGGCGATCGTCGCGCGCAGGGTCTCCAGGCGGGAGACGCCGATGCCGGGAAGCTCGGGGTTGTAGCCGCACCAGTGGATGATGTCCTCGGGCGGCAGCGGCTCGGAGTCGCGGGCGGGGAAGGTGTCGCCGTTGGCGAGCCAGATCCGGTAGCCGGAGATCAGCAGGCCTCCACTGGAGACGACTTCGACGGCGGGCGGCGGGACGCGGATCAGGGTGCGAGGGCCACGGCCTGAGCTGCGGAAGATCAGGGCGTAGGCGTTCTCGTTGATCAGGTAGTCGGTGACCAGGTAGAGGATGAACTGGTCGGCCGGACGCTGGCCGTCGGGGTTCGCCATCGTCTGCGCCGCGGGGTGGTCGGTGTCGCGGCGGCGGTCGGTGTCGCCCGCCCGCTCGTACAGCTTCAGCCCGATCTGAGAGATGTTCCAGGCGATGAAGTCGACGACCTTGCGGACCGCCGGCTGCGAGGAGTACATGTAGGCATAGGACGCCGCCTGGTACTGCAGCCACGCGGCATTGATCTGCTGGTTGGTACCGCCGAGCCGCTGGTAGGTGTTGACCTTGCCCTCGCGGATCGCGTCGATCACCGCAGGGGTCGCGGTGATCGCCTTCTCGCGGCGGAAGATGTCTCGCAGTCCCAACTGGGCTCCTTTTCGTCAGACCGCGACAAGCCCCCGGTCCTCGTAGACCGAGCGGGTGACGGGGCGCTGGCGGGTCGAGAACTCGACGGCCATCGATGCAGCCGACAGCACGTCGATGACGCGGCGGTCCTGCTCGCGCTTGTTGGCCCGCACCGAGGATGGGCGGTCGAATCGGTAGTCGCCACCGGGTAGCCGGCGGGCGATCGCGTTGAGCACCTGGCGGCGCTGCTCGCCGTCGCCCGTGTGCTTGAGGGTGCCGTTGCGCAGGCCGTCCATGAAGGCGTTGTAGTCGGCGACGGCGAACTGGTTGGACTGGCCGCGGTCGATGACGGTGACGGCGAGCTCGTCCTCGACCCAGGCGGCGATGTCCTCGGCGCGGTGGATGTCCATCACCAGCGTCTCGATCGGGTTGGTGTCGAGGATCTCGTAGAAGGCGTGCTTGATCTCGTCGGGGTGCATCGAGGAGCCGTCGCGGGGCGGGGTGATGACGACCGGCGGCCCGAGCAGGCGGAATCTCTCGCCCTTCCACAGCGGCTGCAGCGCCGTCGTGTCCCACTTCCAGCCGACGTCGAGGCCGCACAGCACCGGCTCGCCCTCGGGGATCTCGGCCTCGGTCTGGGCGTCATCCCATTCCTTGTCGCTGATCGCGGTGTGGACCGAGCGGGTCGGGCGGTTGCACTTCAGCCGCTTCCACTCGCCGAGATCCATCGTCGGCGACTCGTAGTCCTGCCGCAGCGTCTCGACGGTGATCGCGGCGAGCGGGTTGGCGGCCTTGACCGCCTTCATGTCGCCGCACTTCTCGTCGGCCGGGACCATCCACTCGTGCAGCACCAGGCCCTCGCCCTCGGCCCTCAGGTGCGAGCCGGTGCGCTTGCGCTTGGTCGCCAGCCGCCGGATCGCATCGCGAGTGTTCTCGAACGGCGTCTCGGGCTCGCCGGCGGTCGAGATGCCGAGGATCTGGCCGCCGCGCTTGCGCAGCTTGCCCTTCCAGAGCTTGTACAGCGACATGTCCGTCCGGTGCAGCTCATCGACCAGCGCAAACGGGTAGGGGATGACGCCGTCCCCGGTGCCGGCGTCGGCGGCGAAGACCTCGATGCCGATGCCGCCGTTGCGCTTCGAGCGGATCAGCTTGTAGCCACCGAAGCAGCGGAAGCGGGTGTCCATGCCTTCGGTGCGCTGGACGAAGCCCTCGGCCTGGTCGTAGATGATCCGCGCCTGCTTCGCCGAGCTTGCACCGATCGGTATCCAAGGCGAGTCGCAGTAGTCGGCGCCGTAGAGAGCGAGCGCCGCGATCAAGGTGGACTTGCCATTGCCCTCGGGCACGACCAGCCAGACCTCGCGGTAGCCCTTGAAGATGTCGCGGGCGATCTGCATCTGCCACGGCTCCAGGCCGCGGCGCTCGCCGTCATCGAAGACGAGCAGATCGACGTAGGCGCGGAAGTGCTCGGCCGTGAACGGCTTCGCCTTCGGCCGCGCCCTAGTCGAGCGCGGCGAACCCTTCCGCTGGCGGCTGCTCGCCATCTCTCATCGCCTCCAGTTGCTTGATCGCCGCGATTCGCGCGGCCGCGTTGCCGCTGTTTCTGGCGATGTCCTCGAGCAGTTCGATCGCCTCTTCACGCTCCAGGCGGGTCGGCTTCTTCTTCGCTGGGCGCTTCGGCTTCGGCTTGGCCCGGGGCTTGGCCTTCGGCTTTGGCGGCACGGTGTCCTCCTGAAATCTCGGTGTTCTCTGAGCA